AGTATGTTGTCAACAAGTTCAAAGGCGCTGTGGGGCGTAAGCTGCACACCATTGAGTGCCATGATATTCTCTGTAAGATCGGGGAAGTTGTTGTCGTTGGGGGAGTGCGCCGTAGTGCCATGATCTCCTTGTCTGACCTAGGTGATGACCGTATGGCTCACGCTAAGGCAGGCAACTGGTGGGATGGCAATGGTCAACGAGCCTTGGCTAACAACAGTGCCGTGTACGAGGTGAAACCTGACGTTGGTCAGTTCATGCGTGAATGGTCTAACATCTATGAGTCTCACTCCGGTGAGCGAGGAATCTTTAATCGTTATGCGTCAGAGCTTCAAGCAGGTAAGAATGAGCGCCGTGTCCTGGGTAAAGAGTGGGGTACTAACCCTTGCAGTGAGATTATTCTTCGGCCTTATCAATTCTGCAATCTTTCTTCCGTTATTGTTCGTAACGGTGATGATATGGATCGACTTCGTAATAAGGTCCGCTTGGCAACGATTCTGGGTACGTTCCAATCGACCATGACTAACTTCCCGTACTTGCGGAAGATCTGGCAGACCAACACCGAGGAAGAGCGTCTCTTGGGTGTGTCTATGACAGGTATCCTGGATAATCCTTTGTTGAATTCTGCTTATGATCTGGCTCTGCCTAAGCGCTTGGAGGAATTGAAGAATGTTGCTATTGACACAAATGCTCGGATGGCTAGTGATCTGGGTATCCCTGCTTCAGCCGCTATTACTTGTGTTAAACCGGAAGGAACTGTGTCTCAACTCACTGGAACTGCTAGTGGCATCCATCCCCAGCATAGTCAGTATTATATTCGCCGTGTTCGTTCTGACAACAAAGACCCTCTGACGAACTTCCTGAAGTCTCAAGGATTCCCGTCTGAGCCTTGCGTTATGAAGCCTGATTCAACCACTGTGTTTAGCTTTCCTCAGAAGGTGGGCAATGGCGCAGTGCTACGAGAGGATCTGAGCGCTATTGAGCACCTGGACCTGTGGCTGGTGTTTCAGAAGCACTGGTGTGAGCACAAGCCGTCTGTGACCATCTCTGTGAACGAATCAGAATGGCCTAAAGTTGGTGCATGGACTTGGGAACACTTTGATGAGGTCACAGGCGTATCTTACCTGCCCTACGATGGTGGAACCTATCGTCAGGCTCCCTATGAGGAGATTGATGCTGGAACCTACCTTCAGATGTCCTTGGATATGCCTAAGTTCATTGATTGGGATCAATTCAGTGAAGGAACAGATAATGTCGAAGGAACTCAAACACTTGCGTGTACAGCAGGAGGCTGTGAAATCTAAAGATAACGGTGGTAAAACAGGATGGCCTCCGGGCCTCCTCCAAGACGATAATAGAAGACTGTCACAATGGTTTTCTACTCGTCTTGGCGCTAAGTTTGATTTTTTAAGAGGATTGAATAAGAAATGAAGCTTCTATATTCTAAAGAGAACTGCCCTGCTTGCGTGACAGCCAAGAACACAATGATTCAGAATAACATTCCTTACAAAGAGATTATGATCGGTAGGGACATTACCAGGGAAGAATTCATGGAAAAGTTCCCTGGAATCCGTACTGTTCCTCACTTGGTAGAAGACAATGAACTTCAGCATTGATTTCATCCATGGACTAGTCTTCGGACTCGCTCATGCAGATACACTGTATATCGAGACTGATGAAGAGGAGGTATTTGAGATGACAGGCATTGTCCTAATGCTTGGTTTTATTCAAATAACCATGTTCTGGTAACTAAAAAGCCCCTTAACCGGGGCTTCTTTTATGGTGTGCTCAGAAAGAGTGCTCTTTCGTCATTCCTTCGCTTAACTAGGCCAGGAAGTACTTTACCTCCTGCCTTAGTCCAATCTAGGAATGCTTCAGCAGCTCCTTCAAAGTCACCACGGTTGTACTTCATACGAATAGTAGACTTCTGTAGATTACCGAGTCCTACGTTGAAGCTAAAGCTAGTGAGAGCATCAAGGTGGCCTTGATTAGTAGCACTAGCAGGACACAGACGTAGAACCCCTCTGACAAAAGACTCAAGATCTTTCTGAAGAATCGCATTAACTTCCTCCATCGTAAGTTTCCTATCCCAACCTTCAGGGATAGCAAGTTGTTTACGTTGTTCTAGAGGTACTTTGATATGATTAGGGTCAATAACATGACCAACACCAACGGTCCACAGCAGAGCAGGGCAACGATATGGAAGCTGTCTAACGCCTTCATGGTGTTTAATCATCTCTATAGCTTTATCGCTAATCATTTTCCAAATGCCCGACCACCAAAGTGGAATGCAATAATGGATGCGAACAACGCTTGGGTATCATTATCCCACAATTGCTCGGAAAGAGTCACGAAATCCACATTCTGTTGATAGCCATGCCAGAAGAGCATAACGTCAATCATTACCAGCAGGCTAAAGAAGCCATAGGTAATCAAAGGACGAACCAAAGCCCTTAGGTTCTTAACCCAGGTAGACGTACCTTCATTCAGGCTCATATCATGGGCATATACAGCCTGCATTTCAGCCTGCTGAGCGTTAATCACAGCTTGACTAGTCTCAGCAGCACTGGAGGTCTTAATCTCGTCTAGTCGGATCTCCTCAACTTTCACCTGAGCAGCGTAGCCCTTCTCAAGCATGGCAAGCTCTCGCTCAGTCTGCATAGCAGCCAAGGCAAGCTCATGTTTCTTGTCTGAACGGTCTTGGAAGAAGTCCAGAAGCTTAGGTAGACCACCCATCAAGAAGCTGATGAGGGTAGAGAGCAAAGTTAACATAATTAGTCCTTTCTACAGAAATCAGGAAGCTTTGAATAACTTTTATAGATAACCCAACAGTCCACATACTCAGGATCATTGATCCACAGGTATTCAAACTGTGCTCTATCAAATTTATCTAGGAGTTTACGGTCCTTGGCGTCTAGGTAAAGACCATACATGAGGGTTGAAAAGACAACAAACCAAAGAAAAACAGCTATGGAGATAGCTGCTTTGATCTTTATTGCTTCAATTCGTTTGGATTGTCTAGCCTCTTTTATTCTTCGTTCTTTTAGTTCTTTGGCTGTGCGTTCTTCTAGTTCAACTGTTAGTCTATGTCTCTCAGCATTGAATTCCTTCCAGACCCCAGGCATATCCAGCTCGTAGATGAGCATCTCTCTAAGCTCAGTCTCCATCTTCTGTAACTCATGCCTACGCATGATGTTCTCAAAAGCCTGGGCTTGGATGCTCTTAGTTGGGTCAGGAGGAGCTACCCTGGATTCGATCTCAGCCTTCTGGAGCTTCTCTGTACCCTCCATGAACTTACCGACATGCCCGGATACCTCTGAGGCTATATCAGAGACTTCTTTCCCTGCTTGTTTGGCCTCTTTATAGAGGGCTGTAAGTGCCCTTACACCTTTGATAGCTCCTTGAGCCAGCGCAAAAGCACTTACAGGGTCGATCATTCCATCGGTACTTGAATACCCCTACGCTGAAGCTCTTGAATAGCTTCTTCAGCAGACGGCTGAGCCATTCCAGGTTCTTGAGGAGTAGGTTCTTCAGGAGGAAGCTCAGGCTGATCTGTTTGACCTGCTCTAGCCCCAATACGGCCTGCTTGAGCGCCCAAACGAGTCATAATTGGAGGAGGTTTAGCGTTATCCAAGGCGGTCAGAGCATTCAATGACTCCTGAGCACGAGGAGACATACGAGCAGTGGATAAGAAATTCTTACCTTCAGGGGTAAAGAGAATCTTAGCCAGTTGATCTTCACTCAAGCCGTTCTTGGTGAGCATATTGAACGTATCCATAGCCAACTGAGTTGCCTTAGCCAAACTATATCCACCAGAAGCCCCCACTGCTGCTTGAGTCTCGCGCACCTGTTCAGGACTAAATACCTTATCTTCAGGAGGCTTCGTAACTGAAGCCCGTTTAGAGAAGACAAAGGCATCATCCATGCGCTTGGAGAATTCATCCTTATTCGTACCAAGAGCAGCCATAAGAGCGTCTTTGTCGTTATCAGATAGTTTTTTCCAGTTAGCTGATAGCTCACCCAAGTCTACAGATTCCTCACCTTTTATGTTAGGACGCTTAGCGCTATTAATAAAGTTATCGTAGACTTTACGATCCAAGTAAGCCAAAGCTTCTTGATCCGTATCAGCGACCAACTGACGAGCATAAGTACGCTGTTCAGGAGTAAGTTTCTGATACTTGTCAAACAACTCTTCAGGAGAGATTTCAGCAAGGCTCTTGTCTTTCAACCATGCAGGCAAGCCTTGTGCAATAGCGTCCCTGTACGCCTCAGAAGCTTTCTGGGTACGATCACGAGCCTGACGAAGGAGTCCAAGGGCGGTTTTATCAGCCCCTGTTGCACCATTAAATGATTTAAGAAGATCATCCTTAAGTCCGCCAAAGATAGCACTAGAGATAATCTTTTCATCAGTAATAGACAAGTCTTTGATAAGTTGATCGCCTTGACTGGCTTTCTTACCAAACTCAGACATAAGTCCTTGTGCTTCTTCAACAGTAAGTTTCTTACCAGGAATAATTTCATTGGTCAAGAAATTACGCGCCCTATTTTCAGCAGGCGCTAGACGCTCACGAATAGCATTGAGAACATTTACAGCTTTTTCAGCATTAGGAGTAGCTTGTTTACTATAACGAGAAAGAAGAGCATCAATACTGTTGATCGTGTTTTCGGTATCAACAAGACCTCTGCTTTCACCATAGCCCTTAGCTTTTTCAAACAAACTACCAGCTTTACTGTCTCGCAAACCTTCAAGTTTATTCTGAATGGCTTTAACAATGGAAACAGTAGAATCCTTTGCTCCAAGTTTGCTACCATCTGGTTGCATTCCTTCAACAGCACGAGCAGCAGCCCCTGAATTCAAGGTAGCAATCAACTCAGCATATTTAGGACTATTAGCCAAACGGTTAATATCAGCAGCAATAACAGGATCTGAAGTACCTTGACCTTTTAGAATAAAGTTTTCAAAGATATTCTTATCGCCTTCAGGCAAAAGATTCACATAAGCATCAATCTTTTTCTGCTGTGATCGTTCTTTAAGAGAATTAATACCTCCTTTAACCAAGTAAGGCAGGCTCTGAACAGCAACCTGAGCATAAGGGCTCTCAGGGGCAACTGTTTGAGCAGCGGTTCCTAGCAAACCTCCAGCAGCAAATTCACCAGCAGCGGTACGAGCAGGGGTAGACAGGTTAAACAAACTGGAACCAGGAACCATAGCCGCCATAGCAGCAGACGGAGCACCTGCTTCAGCAAATTTATAAACACCACTCCATCCTTTGATCTTCATCAGATCAGGACCACCCATATTAGCAATGGTGTTTACAATCCCTTGTGAAGAGAAGGCAGAAGGGTTTTTAGACTCTTTAAGAGCATCATAAAGATTACCCCACCCACCGACTAGGTTAATAACACCTTTAGTTGCTCCTTTGAACAAGGATTCAACAACGCTTTTAACTTCGTCAAGAGAAGTCTTTTCTTCTTTAGGGGCCAGTACGCTTTCCCCTGTCGTTAAGACTCCTCTGCGGCGAAGTTCTTCTTCAGCCTGTGCAGCGGTGATTGCCATTACTTCTTGCCTCCTCGTGCAATTTTCATTAATTCATCATCAGACATACTGGAAAGATCGGCTCCTCCAGGGGACACAGACAACGGAACTTTAGGAGTATATCCATTAAGTCCTCTGTTCTTTCTAGCATAGTTCTCAAGATCAATCGTCTCTGTGATAATGTCTTGGTTTTTCTTCTGCATGAACTCAATAAGTGCTCTACGCGCTTTAGGAGAAGTCTCCAACTGAGGAATCAAACTCTGAATAAATTTACGATCTTCGTTAGAGAAACCGGCCCCTAGCTTACCACCAAGGGTTTGCAGAATAACGTCTCCAGCAACTTTTTGATATTGCTGAGAATTAGAGATACGTTCTTTATCAGTACCGGAAGCAAGGCCGATTGTATTCAGGAAGTTAGAAATACCAACTCGATTGTCAGCAAAAGCTCCGCTAATCAGTTTATCATCAGGATAAGTAGCAAGAGTGTTCAATGCTTTTACAGCAGCAGTAGATGCTTCACGGACCTTACGAGCATTAGAAACTTCTTTAGCGTCCAGTTGACCAAGCTCTTTAACAAACGCTTCTTCGCCTTTAGCATCTACACTTACTTGAGTCTTAGCGGTTGTACGATCAACCCCACCAGTGTACAGCTTACGGACTTGCTCACCTTTGTCGTTAGTAGTGTAAATAAACTGTTTGTCGTTATTCACATCCAGATACACAGGCTCTCGGGTTCCTTCAGCAACTCCGATTTCTTTAATATTAGCCTTAGCTTCTTTTTCGATAAGTTCCAGGTCAGTAGGATCGCCTGATTTCTTATACTTAGCCATAGAAGCGGTAGTATATTTACCAGTACGCAAAAGCTGTTCAAAAGGATCAATACCTTTGCGTTCACGCTCATTACGAGTAATCTCAGATTCTGTTTTACGAGCAGCAAGGATCTGTTGACCCAGTTGAGCAGCCTCTGCTTGGAAACCGTTCTGTTGAAGACGGTTAGCATACTCTTGCAAGCCTTCAGCAGAAGACACATCAATTCCTTGAGCCAACTGACGAAGCATAGTAGCTCGTTTGATGGAAGGATCTTGAATATCCACACCAGCGGCCTGTGCAAG